TTTGTTGTATGAAGATGGATATCGTTTAACTAATGGTGCATTAGCAATCATTGCAAAATCAGGTTCTGGTGCAGGCGCAGTACAGACAGTAACACATGTACTTCACCCAACTCAAGCAGTAACATCTGAAGGAGCAACAGCATTATTTGAAGATTCTGTATTGTTAAATGGCGGATCTGGTTCATTTACAATTAGAATTTCGGGTTCATATGCAGCAGGCGCAGATTCAGCAATTGGATTTAGCGGCGCATTTTTAGCTGCAGAAAGCACGGCAATATCAGCATCAATTGTTTCTTCAAACAATGAGTATGTTTCAAAAGTTTTCCAACGTGATTATAAATCAGTGAATTATCCAGTTTATGTTCAGTATGAAAATCTTAATGCATCAAGTTTATTCAATAACTTAGGTGACGTTACCATGGAGTTGGCAAAACTTTCAAATTATGAATTTTTGCAAGATTATCAAACAGCAAACACGCCATTTATAACTTCACAAAAAATTGGTTCAATTACTAGAAACTTGTTCCGATTCCACACTTTATCACATGGCACTTCAGTTAACTTTGAAACCAAAGTTGGTATTCGCGATGTTAAATTAGGAACTGAAACTGCAGATCCAAATGGTTATGGTTCTTTTACAGTTGAAATTCGCCGAGTTAATACATCAAGTCCAGCCCCAGGTCTTTTGAATTCACCATATTCATCACAAGATACTGACAACGCTCCGGATATCGTAGAAACATATTCAAATGTAAATTTAGATCCAACATCTCCGAATTATATTGCTAGAAGAATTGGCGATCGATACCAAACCATTAATGATTCAAATCAACTTCTTATTAATGGAGATTATCCGAATATTTCAAAATATGTACGAGTAGAAGTAGATGCAAATGTTGCAGACCGCTTAATTGATCCTGCATTAGTTCCATTTGGATTCCGTGCACCATTTAGCCCAATACCAATGGCATCTGGTTCATTAAATTTACGTGCAGCATCATATGCTACATCGCAAGTTGTATCTAGTGCATATAATAGTAACAATTATCTTGGATTTAACTTTACAGTTCAAAACAACATGAACTATTTAGCTCCAATTCCAACATCGGGTTCAAATACAGGTAGCAATTCAGATTTCTATTTAGGTGATGTAAATCAAGATGCAGATGCAGGATTCCCAACAATCACAACTGCATATTCAGGTTCATTGCAAACTGCATTGAATGCAGGTACATTTACTACAAATGTTGCAACATCAACACGTAAATTTATACTTCCATTCCAGGGAGGATTTGATGGAGCTAAACCAAACTTGAAAAAATATTCAGGTACAAATATTGCTGCATCAAATACATTTGGTTTTGATTGTCAAAATGCAACGGCTACGGGTACTAAAGCATATAATAAAGCATTTACATTGTTAAGCAATGCTGATTATTATGATATGAACTTACTTGTTACTCCGGGTATCATTGATAGTTTACATCCATTTGTAACTAGTTTAGCACGTCAATTGGCTGAAAATCGTCAAGATACATTTTATGTAATGGATACCAATCCTTTAACTGCTCCAATTGCTTCGGTAGTTAATCAAGTAACATCATTGGATAGCAATTATACCGCAGCATATTGGCCATGGCTTCGTATTACAGGCGCAAATAATATCCCAACATGGGTACCGCCATCGACTGTGATTGCAGGTGTATTAGCATTTAACGATGACACGCAAGCACCATGGTATGCGCCAGCTGGTTTGAACCGCGGTTTGATTACTGCAACAGACACATATATTAAATTATCACAATCAGATCGTGATACATTATATGAGGCTCGTATTAACCCTATTGCTAACTTTTTAAATGATGGCATTGTTGTTTTTGGTCAAAAGACCTTACAAGCTCGTCCAAGTGCATTAGACCGCGTTAATGTGCGCCGTTTGTTGATTGCAGTTAAGAAATTTATTGCATCATCAACTCGTTATTTAGTATTTGAACAAAATACAAATGCAACTCGTAACCGTTTCTTAAGCATTGTTAACCCATACATGGAACAAGTAAGAGCCAACCAAGGTCTTTATGCATTCCGCGTTGTTATGGATCAAACAAACAACACACCAGACTTGATTGATCAGAATATTTTATATGGTCAAATCTTTCTTCAACCAACAAGAACGGCTGAATTTATTATATTAGATTTCAACATCCAACCAACGGGTGCTGGATTCTAAAATAGTAAAATCAAAATAATTCTTTAAAGGCAGGGTTCGCTCTGCCTTTTTTTACATTTGCGATATTTATATTAAAAAATAGGAAAGCAAAATGGCATTAATAGATCAAGTCAATCCAAATTTAGCTCTTGTTGAAAATGTTGATATTTTTGACAAAGCATTTTCGTGGGAACCGAAACGCCAACATCATTTTATTTTAGAAATGAATGATATTCCATCATATTTAGTAAAAGCTTCTAGTAAGCCGACAATTACAAATACAGCTGTTGAATTAGATATGATTAATGTTAAACGTTATGTTGCTGGAAAACATGCATGGGACACCATTACACTGACATTGTATGATGCAATTGTTCCATCAGGAGCACAAGCAGTAATGGAATGGGTTCGTTTGCATCACGAATCTGCAACGGGTCGCGATGGTTATTCATCATTTTACAAAAAAGAAATTCGTTTACATCAACTATCACCGCTTGGCGAAGTAATTGAAGAATGGATCCTTAAGGGTGCATTTATTACTAGCGCCGGATTTGGTACTTTTGATTGGAGTAGTGATGCCGTACAAGAAATTGAATTAACTATTCAGTTTGATTTGGCATTCTTAAACTTCTAATTTAGAATAAACTATTTCAAAAGCCCCAAATTAAGGGGCTTTTTTTATGTTCGTACATATTTATAATAAAGGTTATATAAGGAATCTATGAGTACACATACTAATAAAATTGATCCAAACATTATTGAGTTAGCAAAACAACGTTATGAAACTAAAAAACGAAGCACATTGCCAAGTATCATTATTTCATTAGCAAGCTCTGGCAAAATATATCCAGAATCATCTCCACTTCGCTCCGGACAAATTGAAATGCGTTATATGACTGCATATGATGAAGATATTTTAACTAATACATCTTACATCAAGAACGGTGTAGTTTTTGATAAATTATTAGAATCCATTATTGTTACAGAAGGCGTAAATGTACAAGAAATTTCAACTTTTGACAAAAACGGATTGATCATGTACGCACGCGTATTATCATATGGTGCTGACTATCCCGTACAAATAAAAGATCCAGAAACAGGCAACATGTTGGAACGTTCTATAGATTTGCGAAGTGTTGGTTTTAAATCATTTGATTTACAATCTGATGCAAATGGCGAATTTGATTATAATATCAATGGAAATAAAATTAAGTTTTCATATAATATTAAATTAGATATGCTAAATTCATCAGTAACTGAAATGTTAGCAACCATAATCAAACAAGTAAATGAAACTAGAGCAACATCTGATATTGAAAATTTTATTCGATATGAATTATTAGCTAAAGATTCTCGAGAGTTTCGTTCATATTATTTAGAAAACGTCCCGGGTATAGATTTAACTTTTGAATTCGAAGGTGAAAATGGAGGCACCTTCAAATCTGGATTTCAACTTGGATCAGACCTTTTTTGGTTTTAAACCAGAAGACCGAGTATTTTTACACGACAATTTATTTAACATGATTTGGCACGGCGATGGTCGTTGGGACTGGGATACATTATACAATATGCCAATATTTTTACGCCGGCGTTGGATGAAACATGTTAAACGCATATTAGAAGAACGAGAAGATCATCAAAAGAAACTTGCAGATGCAGCTAAAAATAAAAGAAGCAAACGATCTCAACCATCTACGCCATCGCGGTCACCTAAAAAATAACTAGTAAATATTTATATAAAAATAAGTATTTATGACTCAGCAACAATTCATACAACAATTAAAGCAACAGCCTCGTCACGGTATGGCTTCTAGTACCAATTGGGCAACCTTTTTTGATGAATTAATAACTTCAGCACAAAATCTACCTGTTGCATTGATCGAAGTAATTAAAGTTGTAGGAACTGGCACTACCGATGCTTTTTTAAAATTAGACTCCCAAGTACTTAAAACAAATTTGGGTATGTCTCAATTCATTGATATGAATCAAACAATTCAAGACTCATTAATGAAAGTAGCGCAGGCTGCTACATTTTATGAAAAAGGGTTTAAGAATATTTCAAAATCAATGGGTGTTGGCTTCAATGCAGCTGCACAATTATCTAGTCAATTCATGCAAATGTCAAAAGATATGAGCGGTACTAGTGCTGAAACTCAAATTTCTGCAGATTTATTAGGTAAATATTCCGGAAATATTAAAAAATTGTTACCTAATTTGAAACAATTGGGTGCAAATGTGCAAGATAAAAACGGTTTTTATCAAGGCTTAATGCAAACAAATTTTTTATTGGATCAATCTATAGGTTTAACTGCGGAACAAGCAGATTCATTTTCAGAATATGCTGCAGCTAATGCCGGTAATGCAGCTCAACAATT